CAGTTAAGACTTGAAAAAGAGTTAAGAAAGATGAAGGCAAAAGCAGAGTATAAGCAGAGACGAGCGGAATACGAAAAAAGCCAACAACCAGATCTAGATCCCTCTAGGGCATTGCCACAGAACTCTGAACCAGAAGGGACTGGAGTGTCTATCATCATTGAACCTAAAGATCTAGAAATATATGTCAATATTATGAATAGGGTATCTAGAGGAGAGGGAGGTATGGATAACGCCAAACTTCAAAAACTGATTGATAGGTATGGAAAAGAAAATTTAGATAAGGCAGCGGAAGGTATGCTGTACGAAATGTTTAAAAGATATTTATAAGGATAAGGAACTAGACTATGAATTTAACAAAAGATTATCTCAGATCTCTCATTATAGAAGAGATGAACAAACAAATAAACGAGGCAACTGAGGAAGAAATAGGATACCTAAATGATTTATTGGAAGTACCCTTGTCTGCTCTTCCTTTTCATGATATATTCGGAGATAAGTATCGTATCTTATCTTCTTTTAAATCTGATAATCCTGATAATCCTCTGCTTGTTTTTGAAAGATTTCTTGAGAGTACTGGTTGGAGATTCAATCCAGATAATATGGGCGAAGTCATAAAGTCAATCAATACTTCTTATATTGCAAAACCAGAAGATGGCATTCAAAAGAGGACAAAAGAAGAAAAATTGTCTTTAGTTAAATGGATCAATGAGTTGTCTGCTTACTTGGATAAACTTTCAAATACTATGCAATCTTGGGCAACCATTATAGAAGATATGCGAGAGTATGCTGAAAATACTTTCGAAAGAAACCCTAGGCAACCAAAAGGAGGGTTCAAGAAAGAATACCTCAAAGATAAAAATTATTTAAACATGTTTCGAAGAAGACTCGCCCTCAAAAAATCAATTATGAAGTTTCTTCCACCAGATGCGTCTATGCGTATTTTTGCTGACATAGGCAAAGTAAGATGGAACAGGGGAGAAGAAACTGCTAACGATATTGAAGATTTCTTTAAAATTTCATCAGTAAAGCAACAAGTAGGCTTACAACAACAATGGCTTATGGGCAATGTAGAAGATGCCGGAACTAAAGTAAAAAACTATGAATTTTTTGCCGGAAAGAATCTAGATGAATACAAGGCTTCATTGGGAGAAGATGAATACGTTGTCTTTTCTCGTCACCCTATTGATGTGTTCAGGATGTCTGATCACCAAGGGCTGGAATCTTGTCACACATTACCATCTAGCCGTGACAAACTTGGCGCATCCCCTAGTGAGCCTGTCTGGGATCAGTATAATATCTGTGCCCTTTCAGAAGCCCATGCTAACGGAATGATTGCGTATGCCTTAAATCCAGATGAGTTTGAAGAGGCGCCAACACAAGAACTCTTAGATCAATATGAAGATGGTGAATTGTTTTTAGATGACGAAAGAGGGATAGATGGGTTTGTTCCAATGAGTAGATTAAGAATTAAAAATGTTGCTTTCCTAGAGGATAAAGGAGACTACTCAAACATAAAGACTAGATTTGCAGTACCCGATTACAAAACCTATGGAGACACAATTCCGGGATTCAAAAGACATGTTAGTAAGGTATTGGCTACAGCACAGAAATCTAAGATTGAAGATATTGTAGACAGTTTTCAAGGCAGTATAGATCGTAGAAGATTTCTTAGAGTTGGTGGAAGTTACCAAGATCAATCGATGAACGCAATGTTACCAGATTTTTTTAGTGAAGTGTTGGAACGAGACGATATCGAATATACAGAAACAGTTCAATATTCCAATGATCTAGAGCAATCTTTGAAAGATGAATACCAAGGAATGAATATAGATGCAGTCAAGCAGGTACTACAAGGGCTAGTGGAAGAATATAATGGATCTTATGTTAATTTTGAAAACCTAGACGTAGAGGAAGACTGGAACGGAAGTGGTTTTTATATGACAGGAGAGGTTAGGGTTATATACAACTATGCAGAAGAGATTGAATATGTTGCCGGTAAATACGATGTCCAAGAACTTATGGAAGAGGCAATTGACTACGCTTCAGAGACTTACTTTTATGACGATAATTGGTTTAAAGATTACTCTGTTATGTTTGATACTTTTTGGGGTGGATATAAAAATGTTATGATAATCTCAATAGATATTTCAAATTTTAGTCCTGAAGATAATTTTGACTACATTCCTTTCTCTCCGGATACTTGGATGTATGCTATTTCTGAAATGAAAGACAAACTAAGTCATGTAATGGATCCACATGTTGATGATTCTCTTAACAACACCATAAAGGATTATATTTCATTTCGAGGAAAACCAACCACTGTCAGAACTGATGTTTCTGAGAAATACTTTTTGTCTAGATTCAAAGAAGCCTTAGACGAAGACAACAATTGGGATATCAATGAAGAAGAAGTAGATGATGACAATCCACTAGGGTTTGAAGTTCTTACCTCTTTTACTGCAGAGATTACTGAGAGCATTGATCTTACTGTCTTGTTTGGAGAAGTCAATGAAGATTTTGATCCAGATAATCCAGAATTAGTTGAACAGGCTAGAAAATTGTCAGCACACATAGCCACATTAGTCTCTATACTGGCTTCTGAGGATATGAACATACTTAAGGCTGGTTTGCTAGACGAACAGTTCTACAATAACCAGAGTCTATACTCAGGACTCTCACAGGCAACAAAAATAAACGAACTAGATATGAAAGTAGTTGCAAGTATTGGCTGGGGTGATGAAGATATTAGTCCTGAAACAATTCTTCAAGGTATCGCCAATGATAAGGACTTAGAGTTAAGTATTAATATTACTTGTGAAGATTGGAGTGCTGTTGACATAGAAACTATAGGCAACATGATGCTAGGAAAGTTCAAAGACAACAATGGATGGCACATTGACTCTGATCAAAATATGGTTGCCTTGGTTAATGCCAACGTACAGGTTACTCGCCCATCACAGCCCCAAGACATTCAAGAAATTATAAGAAAAGAAATTTTAAATCTCCTATAAGCCCCATAAACCCTATATACTTATAGGGGGGGTATAGATTATGAAAAACATTTTATTTTCACTGCTCTTGTTGGCTAGCGACACTTCACACGCTGAAGTTCGAAACTTGAGCAGCAGTTTAGTTCATGAAGATGCAGAAGAGGGACTAAGACTGGCATTTGAGTCTTCTGTGCAATTAGTGTCGATATCGGAGAAGGGCACGGCGTTTGGATCGGGCAACTTGTTCACATATAACGGTGAACAGTACATCATCACAGCAAACCATGTAGTTGCTGGATCATTATTTCTAGATATTCTAGAGAAAGATGGTAACGTAGCAAATGGGATTGTATTTTTAACAAATCCAGATCTTGACTTGGCAATAATAAAGCCAGTTACAAGATTGACTGGGACAACTGCAGTAGAATTCGAATTCGCAAACGACAACAAACTAGGCAAAGAGGTATTCCATTGTGGGCATCCGTTAGGTGTTAGTTTTAATTTGTCAAAAGGAATGATCACAACGTATGAACCAACAGGTTATATCATCAATTCTCTTTCATTGCCGGGAACTTCAGGATCTGTTGTTTTCGATAAATACGGAAAAGTAGTAGGTGTTATCGTTTCAGTAGCAGGGATGGGAGAGCCGCCTAATGCTCAGTTGATAGAGGGTATCGTTAAGGTGATTCCTATTGATTTAAAGTATATTATAGACTCGATGTAACTAGTTATATCATGGGGCTGAGTGATTTAATACAATTGCCAAAAATTGGAGATCTAGTAACTTTTACTGAAAGTTGGAATGAGATATTTCCCAGAAATGGGAAATATCCTTATGGGCTAGTGACAGATATATTTGAATATGATAGCCTAGTGATCACAGAAGGGAAAGCAAGTTTAATAGGCACATTAGCGTTTCCTATGATGTGGGACGAAGATAAGCCTCATAATAAAAAATTCAAAGTCTATCATGTACGATGGGCTAGCAAAGATGACAAAGGCGAGAACTCTTTCAGGTTCATCAATGAAGAGTGGTTCCAAAATAAAAGTTTTATTGTCATACAAGGTGCTAATTAATAGGAGGAACAAATATGAACATATTAAAAGAAGGGGATACGACGACATCCGCAAAAGCGTTTTTTTATAAAGAAGGTAGAGTTTTATTAGTAAAACCAACAGGTAGCGAAGATAGATATGATATTCCCGGTGGCAAAATTAAATTCTGTGAATCTCCCATGCAAGGAGTTTACAGAGAATGTTTAGAAGAGGTTGGACTTAAAATAAAAAAGGCTAAATTCATAGGAAAAGACACAGATAGAGACAAGGTTTACTTCTTTGTTACTAAATGGAATGGAGATATAGTCTTGCAAGAAGAAGAATTGGAAAAGTATCGATGGGTTCCCATAGATAGGGTGCTAGATTATTACCTCACAAAGACTGCTCATAACGGTTTTGTAGACTACTTACTTAATGAACTCGGAGGGGTATAAAATGGATTCAGCAGCAGGATGGGAAGGGTATAGTAGAATAGTTTTGCAACAATTGCAGGACTTAAACAATGGAATGTCGGAGTTACGCAATGAGATTCAAGAGGTTAAAACACAAATTGCTGAGGTGAGAGCCCAGCAGAGCAATATTACAGAATTAAAACAGTGGAAAGAACGAATTGATGATATCGTATCTCCAACGCAATTAGGTGAAATGAAACAAGAAGTACGAGAATTGAAAGATTTTAAACTGAAAGCGATTGCAGGATTTACTGTTATACAATTTTTGATGGGTTTAGTCTTATTTTATGACAAACTAATGTAAAAAATACTATTTATGCAGAGGTATTTCTTAGCATGTCCATAAAAGTAAAATTAAATAGAATAAAAAAAGCAGTAGTAGGGCTAATCTGTCCTCCTGCAACACAAGATTTAGCACTCAACACAAAGAACAGAGACGCTACAATCAAAAAATATAATTACGGCCCACTAAATGTTGATGAGCCGGCAGATTATTGGAAAAAGATTGCAAAATATTGGAAAACTTCTGAAGAGGCAGCCAAAAAATCTGTATGTGGAAACTGTGTGGCGTTTGATATTTCGCCTAGAATGAAAGATTGTCTTCCCGGTGACACATTTGATGAAGATGGCGAATTAGGGTATTGCTGGATGCATCATTTTAAGTGTCACAGTGCCAGAGCATGCCATACTTGGGCTAAAGGCGGGCCGATTGCAAAAGACTCTGAGTCTAAAGAGTGGCAAGAAAAGAATAAAAGCAGTTTAGATGAGAAACTTAACCCTTCAATGGGGGCTGGTGCCTATGTGAAAGACTTTTATAAGTCTGACGCTCCTCAGTTTAAAGGTAAATCCAAAAAAGAGAGAAGAGAAATGGCTGTTGCGGCATACCTAGACGCCAAAGAAGAAGTAAAAGAAGGCAAAGATCCTAAAGTTGGCACTGGAAAAAAGCCAAAAGGCTCTGGAAGAAGACTTTATACCGACGAAAACCCAGACGATACAGTTTCTGTAAAGTTTGCGACGGTTCAAGACATCAAAGATACTCTCTCTAAATCAAGTTTTAAGTCCAAATCTCACAAAAGACAGTCTCAGGTTATCAACCTGATACACCAAAGATCTAGAGCGGCTTACAAAAACGCCAAAGATCCAAAAGTTAAGGCTAGATTGAAGAAAGCATATGAATATGCAGAGAAGCGAAAGGAAGCATCGAAGAAAAAAACTCAAAGAATGAACAAGGAGAAGAAGAAATGAGCAATTACGATCTAACAAAAGATGAAATGAAGTGGTTAATGGAAGAATTACAAAAAGAGGTGTCATTGAAAAAGAAAAGTGATGGCTGTGGACACGATTTGGAGCCTTATGATCCGAATATGCATGGAGGACAGATGACTGATCTTCAAACAGGGGCAACAAAAGCCACTGGTGCTCTTACGATCACTGGAGAATTAGATCATGAAGTGTCTATGGCTAGAACCCAACTAGACAAAGCAGCAAAGTATTCTCAATCCATGTCTGCTAGGATGGAGCAAATCGGCGAACAGAACCTTCCAGCATGGGTTCAAGCCAAAATCACTAAGGCTTCAGACTATATTTCCAAAGTATATCACTATATGGAGAAATATTTAGGCGAAGACACGGGAATGATGCAGGAATCTGCCGAAGGTGAGATCAAAAAAGCCAGTCATGACATAGAAATTGACGTGTCAATATCAAAATCAGACATCAAAAAGTTACAAGATGGAGAAGCCATCAGTCTGAATGACGTTAGTGGCACCAATACCTTTAAGGTAAATATCAAAGCGGACTAATTAGCAAAAGTTAAGCCAAAAAATGTCCGAAAATAAACATTAAAGCACACAACAGGAAGATGAGATGCAAGATTACGAAAAATTAAAAGAAGAAATGACAAAAAAACTTGAACTTAAGTTCAATGAAGCAGGTATATATGGAGCCTGAGCGTATAATGCAGCCCGTCGGGTTGTTAAGTTGTATGAAGAGGGCATGGAGTTCCATAAAGCCGTTTACAAAGTATACAGAGGATTATAAACTATGAAAAAACTATTCGAAAATTGGAGAAAATTCACAAATGAAGAAAGAATTGCTACCAAAGATGGCGACAAAGAGGTAAAAGCCTCTAGAGGTGGTACGAAACACTTCTTTGCATACAAATCTGGTAAAGGATATATCTTAACTCACAAGCCAAGTGGTAAAGCAGTCTCCAGAGCAGTCACCAAGTACGGCTCTAAACTGTCAGATCTCAAAAAAGTCATGAAAGACATTGAAGACGCCAACATTCCGGGTATTGGAGACGAAAATCCTTCCAAAGAAACACTTGAGGCTATCAAAGATGTACTCAAAGATGGCAACCCTTACCTAAAAGAGTCGGAATTGGCTGATCTTTATGATGAACTTGCTGATGCAAAGCGTAAAGAGGCTGAAGCAGAGGAAGAGGAAAGAGAAAATGAGGAAGAAAGAGAAAATGATCAAGAAAGGCGAATTAAAGCGTATGGTGCTGCCAATCCAGACTTAGGATAAGGCTCTGAAATGCTTGGAGAAGTCAATTTTTCTAGAATTAGTGTTGGAGATTTGATTTCTTGGACGGAGATAGGCAAAGAAAATAGAAAAAGAAAAGGAATTGTTCTAAAAAAGTATGTTTTAGGATATGGCGAATCGCATAGGCAAAGAAAAATAGCAATGCTGAAGGTTGTAGACGGATCTTGTAACACTATAGTCAATATTTTAGCATTAAATGCCAAAATAGAGAGCAAAAGCACTACTTAGATAGAGTTAAAGCATGCATTTTATATGTAGCAACTAAGATATATGGGATGTAACCATAAAATTGTCAAAAATTTATTAAATGAGGGTGTAACTATGAACGACAACAAAAATAAAGTGATCAGAGAGGAATTTGCTCGTGCAATGATGATCAAGAAGGCTCAATCTGTTTTAAGTGAGTCTGCATTTCGCGGTTTTATCGCTGAGATGAGAAAATATGAAGAAAATGCGATTATTACTGAAAATATGTCCTCAGAAAACATATATGATGGCTTCAAGAGGCAACTTCAAGAGCAAACTTCTGAAGGAGAGATTGTTGCCAACGAATATGGTGAAGGTGAAGGGAATGTAACTGCTGATGCTGTCAAAAAGCCCCCTACAGGTGGTGGCGGTGATGATGGCAAAGGAGATAAAGGCGGCGACAAGAAATCTGATGAGGTTAAGAAATTTATGGATAGATTATCTGCAGATTCCAAGGCTAAATTAAAAGCGTTAAGAATATCGGATCCTGTTAAAGCAGCAAAATACATTATGAAAAATCCAGATCAGTTTGAGCCAAATGAAGAAATGGAAGCAGATGCTTTTGTTCGTTCTGAGACTGCTAAAGTTACAGGTAAAGATCCCGGAAGTTCTTTCGATGCACCTGAAGAGCCTACCGGTGATGTGAAGAAAGATACTCAAAATCTTGGTAAAGAACTTGAAAGCCCAAAAGCAAAAGGCATTTTGTCTTCTATCTTTGATTCATACAAGTTTGCATTCGCATCAAATGCGAAAATGTGGGAAAAAATTTATGATTTCATTAATGGGATCGGAAATAAGCCTCCTGCTCAGCAAGCACAGGCTGCGCAACAAGCAAAAGATGACTTAGATAAAAACGTAGACACAGATGAAGAAGCAGGTAGAACCGCTGAAGATCCAGATGGTGATGAAGATGGTGATGAAGAAGGCGGAGGAGATGAATCTGTCAATGTACGCAAAGGAAAGAGTAGTCTTCAATCTAGAATTTCTAAATTATTTCCAGATCTCGCAAAAGCAAGAGGTACATATTATTACAGAAAAACGGACAAACAGGGTGATCAAGGAAAAATCATTTCTAAAAACACCAGTGCTTTGGCTGCTATCTTAGGAGACATCGAGGCTCAGTTGAAAGGTTCAGGCATTGCTATATCAGAATCACTGAGAGCGGAGTTGGTTGATACTGTCGGGACATTGTTTGCGCTGCAAACAGACGGAATTTTGATGGAGCGTAACGAATATGCAAAATTTAAAACAAATCTTCAAGTTGCCCTACAGAGAGTAACCAGAATGCACGAAGATCCTAAGAAGAAGAGAAAGGCAATTCAAAAATTCTTATATAGATTAAAAAGATATGCCCAAGATGGAGACTTTAGTCAAATGGCAGGGAAGAAAGAGTATCAAGGTAGAACTGAAGTTCCTGACAAACGTGGTAAAACTCAACCAGTTAATACACCAATTGCAAAATTAGGACAATTGTATTCTGAAATGAGTCCTGAAGATCAAGAAAAGGCTAAGGCAAAGGCTATTGACTACGCAAACAACCAGATCAATCAGCAAGAAAAAAGAGATGATCCAAATAATCCAGAGTTCAAGGCAACCACTCTTGGCAATGCTAGAAAAGATGCTCCAACTAAAACCAGACATCAGATGGCTCAGCAAGTTCCAAAGATTAAAAATGGTGTATTAAATATTGCTCAAATCGTTGGGCCGAAACTTAAGGCTGCTGGGTATGATCTTAAATCACCCGAAGGACAAAAAGTACAACAAAGGCTCTTAAAAGTGCTTCGACGATTCTTGAAGAAAGATCTAGAAAGACTAGGACTGTCAAGCAAAGTTAAACTTTTGGCTATGTTTTCCAAATCAAAGAAAAAAGGCAAAAAAGGCAAAATGAACGAGTCAATGGAAATGTTGGAAGAATCATATTTAGATTTCTTCTCAAATTATATGCTAGAAGGTATAATCGATGAATTGTCAAATCAATAACAACTCAAATATGAACGTGCAGGATTTAAATCCTCTTATTAGTGATTTGGCTTCTGCTGTTCAACAGAAAGTTGGGTTCAAGTCCATGCCCAATATCACCCTTCAGGATGACGAGGATAACGCTGACGCCATTCTAGGTAAGACAGCCTACTATGATCCCCAAAACAAAGCAGTGACTGTCTACGTGACGAATAGGCATCCTAAAGACATACTTAGATCTATTGCTCATGAGTTGATCCACCACGGACAAAATCTCAGAGGTGAATTCGATAAGATTGGGGCTGTTGGTGAAGGGTATGCACAGAATGATGAACATTTAAGAAATATGGAAAAAGAAGCCTATTTACAAGGTAATATGTGCTTCCGAGATTGGGAAGACGGACATAAAAGACAAATGATGGAATCTATTCATCGACAAAATTCATTTAAAAGGAGAAACAATACAATGAAAAAATATAAAAGCGATAAAAATAATGAACTTAATAAATTGTTGATGGAAAAGTTCAATCTTGGAAATAACACTCTGAATGAAGCACACTGTAGTGGAAACAGAGACGATGAAGAAAAAGAAGAAACTATGGAAGAAGCCCACTGTATGGGACAAGGTAACAGAGGTGATAAGCCATGCCCTGAGTGTGGTAAGAAGAACTGTCCCGGAAAAGACGGTGACAAAAAAATTGATGAAGCACATTGTGCTGGAAATCGTGATGATGACAGTGATGATAAGAAGGAAGGCAAAAAAGATGAAGAACAATTATATCGATATAAGAATGGTAAAATTGTACCTGTTTCTAAAGAGTTTATGGCTGGAAGAAAAGTAAGAAAGAAGGTAATGAAACTTCTTGGACTAGATGAATCAATAGACTCTCTCGATGAAGAACTAGAAAATCCTGAAAAGGCTGATCTGGATAAAGATGGTGAACTTTCTGGATATGAAAAGAAAAGAGGAAAGGCTATTGAAAAGTCCATGAAGGATCAAGATAAAAAGAAAAACGAATCTTATCGTAGACAAGTTCGTAAAATGATGGAAGAAATTCTAAAACTAAAATAAGGAATATAATATGATCAGACAATTATTGATGGAAGGCCCGGTTGGGCATATGTGGCATCCATTTGATCTGGACAGTGTTCAGAACGGTAAAGACTTGTTGGAGTTTTTTGTCGGAAAAGAAGGTAAACCCGGACTTCCAGAGCAATATATAAACGAGTTCACGCCCTCCATCAAGATTGATGGTATCAATGGGCCGATCAGACTAGTTGTTAATAACTCTGGTGATAAAGAGTTTGCTATTGATAGAATGTCTAGGGCTTCTATTGATGTTGAAGGTGTCACTGCGGATAGACTCAAAGAGAGATTCGAGAAGGCTGTTTTGCAAGCACTAGACACCGATGAAGTGTTGGAGATTCCTCTTCACAAATTGGTTGCAATGGGCATTCCAATGGACAAACTAAATATTGGAACTAACCTAACAATCATTCACAGAAAGAAGAAAAAGCCTGTAATCATAAAGAGGATCACATCTGGACATGGTTTTGTAAACGATGGGACTGTAGCCCTTACTGTCCTGAACAATGCTCTGAGTTCCAAGCCACAAGAAATGGAAACAGTTTTAAGAATATTAGATATGTGGAATAATCCCAATGTATGTCTTAACAACGATATTGTACATGAATCTTCAAAGCCTGATGGACAGGTTGGTTCTGTTAAATATGGAGAAGACTTCATTGCTTTTCATGGGTTAAACGAAATATACAACCCTGAAGGAAAGACTACAAGAAAAACAAGAGAAATCAGTATCAATGATCAACAAAAGGCTGCATTGAATGAGTTGGTGAAGATTATCAACGAGACTAATACCGTAGAAGGCTTTAGGGCGCTCTCACCCTTTGATACAGTGGCTATGAAAGGTGAGGTGGACATTGACTATACTGGAGTCTTAGGAACGATTATAGAGATAAAATTGGACTCACAAACGTCTACATCGCAAGCGTTGTCTGCTTGGCTAGGTGACTCAAATATTGTGAAGCCATCATATTCATCTAGATACACATTTTCTGACGGTAAGGTGAGATCTAGTTTTAGTAAAGCAAATTATATAGCATTGATACCTGATCAAGGAGAACAGCAGTACTCTATCAGAGAACTTCTCAGCGAAGAGACTCATCCAGATTTAGATGATGACATGTATTACGATTTTGCATCTGGAGCAATATTCTACCATGCAACAAGACTATTAGGAAGAGCGGTTCTACAGACTCTAGTCAATAAATCAAAAGTAGGAAATGAGGCTTTAACTAGCCATGAAGGTATTGTGATGCGTTCGAAAGACTTATTTGGTATTGACAAGCCAATAAAAATTACTGGTGATTTTATCAGAGATGGAATGGGTAGCAACCTTGCTTTGGCTATGGCTAAAAAACCTGAAGCAGTAAATGAATCAACCGAACTACAAGATTCAGTAGAAGGTGAATTAGGTGATGAACCAGAAGAGCAAACAGTGGTAACTACCACAGGAACTAGAACAGTTGCTGTCATGCCCGGCTCTTTCAAGCCTCCACATAGAGGGCACTTATTGATGGCAGAGCATCTTTCAGGAATTGCAGATGAGGTTTTGATTTTTATATCTGCTCCAAAAGGCTCTAAAAGATTATTACCTTTCTCTGGTACCGAAATTACATACGAGAAAGCCATTGAACTTTGGAATCTTTTATTGAAAGGGGCATCTGGTAATATTAAAGTTGTGGAATCTTCTAGTCCCAGTTCTTCTCCTATAATGGCATTGGCTGAATTAATGAAACCTGCAGAGGAAAGACAAAATTACCAAGATGTCGATTTCTATGCTGAAGAATATTCTAAATTTTATTTATCAATGTCAGAGAAAGAAAAAAATGACTCTGGATCTATGAGAAGATTTTCATTTTATGAAGAAATGGAAAATGTAGAAATAAAATTAGTACCTGCGTTTGGGCATGATCCCGAATATGCACAATCTATTGCTCAATTGATTTCTACTTCTTCTGATATTATCGAAAGAATATCGGACGATGTTCAAGCAAAAGCACTAGAACTTGCCAAAGGGCTTGTCTCAGCAAGAGGGCAAAAAAGATTACCTGCTAACCCATCTGTTCAAGATTACATTTCTGTATTATCAAAAGCAAATCAAATGAAAGTTGCAAAGTTTATGAAGTCTACTCCAAGTGGGTTAGATAAAAACAACTTTAGTGCTACTGATCTTAGACTTCTTTTGGATTTGAAAAAAGTTTATAACCTCCCAGTAGATTCACTTCTCAAAGACTTCGTAGGGCAAAACCTTGAAGATTATCTTCGTATTATTTTTGGCTCTGGAGAAGTGAGAGAATCAATAACCGTTATTCAAGATATGGTTAGATTGATCTTAGCAGAGCAATTAGATGAAACTTCCACTATGGCTAGTGGAGCCGTTTCTGGGCATATGGGCGGATCTAAACCTGAACCGAATAGAGACGAGGATGAAGATGACGTTAGCGAGGCAAAATACCACCCTTCCGAACTTCCACAGCAGCCCGGTTTATCAACTATGACTGTCAGAGTTATTCCAAGTAGCAGACATAAGTCCGATGGAATTAGCGATGCAGGATACAAAAAAAGTAACAGCAACAGATTTAAAATTGATAGTTCATATACTAACAAACGAGCCCCCTATTATGATAAGGACGATATTATAACCGATTTGGTTGAAAAAGTCCTACATAATATTATACGTTCGAACTAATTACTTTATTCAAGTTTTGGAGAAAATATTTATGAAAAGAGAAGATTTATTTGAGAGCATCGAGAAACAAATACTTGCTGAGAAAGTATACCGATCTCAGATTAGAAAGAAATTGGTTGAATTCAAAGTTCTCCAAGAAAATAAAAACAAAAAGCGATTGATTGCTGAAAAATTGTATAGAGCCAAACTGAGAAAAGAATTTGCAAGTGTTGCGATCGAACTCACCGAAGGGAAGAAAACATCATTTATACACAAGACTACCGGTATGAATGCTTTGGAAGATCTTTTCTCTAATACTAACTTGCTTAGCGTCCTTGAGGGTGATTACAAGATACTGACAACTTCGTATGAACAAAGAAAAGATTATAAAGAAAGAGTGATGGAATTAGTTCTAAATCTTTTCACTCAAGAAAATATTAATAAAGATACAGAAGAAATAAATGAAAGTTTACAAAGATTATACGAAGAAGAAGAGCCAGATATTCAAATTACTTTAGACGATGAAGATCCTCCGGAGGACAAAATTGTCGGCCCCAAGAGGGATGAGATGGAAAAAGAAAAAGAACAGTCTCGCGAAGATTCTGAAAATGCTGATGCTATTGATCTCAAACAAGATGCAACTGGTGTTAGAAGAGCAGACTTAGCCTTCAAGAAGATCGAGAATAGCATTAAAACGGCATATGATACGTTAGGTAACCCTGCAGATCAAGCAGAGTTTAAAAGGTTTTTGATCGCCAACCTGAGTATGTACTTTAAACAATTTGAAGAAGGACTTTCCAATGAACCTCAAGCAGATATTCCAGAAGACGCACAGCAAGCAATTGAAGATGCTGAGACTAAATTAACTGATGATACTGAAAGTGCTGAAGGTGTAGAGGGTGGTGAAGAGATGGAAGTTGATCTAGGTGATTTAGGACTTTGATATATTAATATTATATAATATATTATATATAATCTATTTATTATATGTTAAAAGAAAAAGAAGTAAAACATTTATATTATAAAAACTATTCTAAATTATCAGAACTAAAAAGTTTGAATAAAATAGATGATCAATTCGTATATTATATTGAGTCATTATCATTAGAAGATATCATATCTATTAAATTAGAAACTATGATTAGATCTCTAGATTTTAAGTTTTTTAACTTTCCACTTTGGAAATCATTTCATAAGATTGTTTCTGAGGCTTTAGTTAATTCTATAATTGGTATTGCCTCTAATAACTCTGAGGCTGCTAGGATACTGGGCATAGACATGAATCAGTACAAAAGATGTCTCAGAGACTTTGGATACGAAATTAAAACATGGGAGAGAGAATGAGTGAAAAAAGATATATAATAATAGATTCAACAAAGTTTGTAGGTAAATTCAGTGTATATGATACCCTTAAGAAAGAGGAACACCCATGTCATAATTACGCTACAGCCAAGAATCTCTGTCAGGAGTGGAATAATGGAGACAATTGAAGATCCATGCCCAGTCTGTCAATGTGATCCATGTGATTGTCACGGTATTGATGACGATGATGAAGAGTATTGGAAAATCATAGGTGATAGATAGTTTGAATAAAGTCATATCCTCAGTCGTATAGAAAGAGTAATCAAACAACGGGGGTTAAAATGATTAACAATATAGGTTATGCATGTATCAACATGCAACTCAATGATCCAAAAAACTATGGATCAAATCCAAAAGCGGAGCGTGTAACTACAAACCGTGCAATGATCAAGAGGACATTTAAGGCAAAAGGTATGGAATACGCTGGACAACTGGCATTACAAAACTGTCGTGATCTTCTATCAATTCTCAAATGGAATAAAGCAAACGGTTTCGATTTCTTTCGATTATCGTCTAATTTGTTTCCTTGGGCATCTGAGTATAACATTGAGGATCTACCTCAATTTGATCTTATCGAGCAGGCACTATTTGACTGTGGACTATTTATTGAGGATAACGGTATGCGAGTTACATCCCATCCCGGCCCGTTCAATAAGTTGACTTCTCCTAATGAGCAAGTTATTCTCAACACTATTAAAGATCTTGAGAATCATGGTAAGGTATTTGATCTACTATGCTTAGAACGTTCTCCATATGCCAAACTCAACATTCATGTTGGTGCACACTATAATAATCGAAAGATGGCATTGGACAACTTCTGTAAAAATTTTGAGCGATTATCTGAAAGTGTGCGTTCTAGACTAACGGTGGAAAACGATGACAAAGCAACATTATACTCAACAAAGGAACTTTACGACGAAGTTTATACACGTATCGGTACTCCTATTGTGCATGACTACCATCACCACGGCTTCTGCACTGGAGGCTTATCGCAGGAAGAGGCAGTTAAGTTAGCGGCTTCAACGTGGAGTGATATCGTCCCTGTGGTTCACTATTCTGAATCAAGACGTGATGAGTTTTGTGACAATTCTATAAAACCTCAAGCGCATTCTGACTTTATTTATCGTAAGATAGATACTTACGGTGTTTTACTTGACGTTATGGTTGAGGCAAAAATGAAAGAACTTACCGTTCTAAAATACTTGGAGTTACATGGTGAAGAAACAGAATCAAAAATTGTGGCTTAAATGGAATACGGTGTTGAAGAAAACTCAGCACCTTAAATACAACTATGCTGGAACTGAAGATAATGAAATTATCGAAGATATGATCCGGTATATAAAAATCTTAATGGAAAGATTAGAAAAAGATGAATAAAATCATCTACTGAAACGTATAATAATATAGAAAGGAGAAACAATGAAAACTAAATTATTTGCACTGGCATTCTTGATTGGATGTGGAGACGAAGAGCAGGCAACTGTAACCGCCACCACTACCACCACTGAAGAAGCCACTACTGTAGAAAATACTACAAACACTACTGCTGAGACAACTACTAATATGGTTGAAGTCAAGAATGACATCACAGCAGATAGCCCAGTTACGACTGAAGAAAACACAACTAATGTTGAAGGAGAAAATAATGATTAGTAGTTTAATGTTTATGCTCTTTGCTTGTGGAGATAAAGAAGAAGATACAAGTATAGAAGCAGAAGAGGTAGTAGAAGAAACTGCCGAAGAAGTTGAAGAAGAGGATACTGCCACTGAAGAAAGTGAAGAAAGTGATCCTGAAGAAACTTCATCAGAAGAATAATAACCCCCCCCTGAGTTTGGCAGTTCTCTTTAAAAAACTGCCATTTTTTTTATCTGGAGAAAATATGAAAAAGATTGTTTTATTTGATATGGATGGCACGTTAACTGAGCCTAGGCAAAAGATGGGGATTCAAATGGAGCAGCAACTATTAAAACTTCAAGATTCTGGATATGAAATTGGTATTATCACAGGATCAGACATGAATTATGTAAAACAGCAGTGTTCTGGATTGTTTGATTTAAGCCTCGTAGATACCTCTAAAATCCATTTTCTGCCTTGCAATGGTACAAAGTATATCCTCGACAGAGAATCGATTTACGAGCGAAATATGAGAGAGTATATGGGTGATAGGCTTTGGAGCCGACTTATGGTTCTTTTGATAGATCTTCAAAGAGACTTGGTATTGCAATATAAGATACCCCTTACTGGACATTTCTTTGACTACAGAGGTAGTATAATTAATTGGTGCCCGATTGGAAGAAACGCGTCTTTAGAAGATAGAAAGAAATGGGAAGAATTAGATATAGATAATAAAATCAGAAAGCCATTTATAAAACAACTTAAAACACTGATATACGAGCACGTTTCACACCTAGGAGACTTAGAATCAGCAGATGTCGAACTAAAAGTTAAATATGGTGGCGATACATCATTTGATATATTTCCTGTAGGGTGGGATAAAACTTATGTACTTGAGAAGACTAACATATTTTCAGAATATGAGCAAATTCATTTCATTGGAGATCGTTGTGGACAAAATGGGAATGACTATGAACTGTACATGCACCCTAGAACCATAGGAATGAAGACAACATCTCCACAAAAAACTATAAAAATTGTGAATAATATCATACACTCAATCGTATAATAAGCATAGGCACTCGTGGCTTAATGGATAAAGCAACTGCCTTCTAAGCAGTCGATTGCTGGTTCGAGTCCAGCCGAGTGTACCACTGAGGAATGATAATGGAAGAAAAGACAATAGACGAAATGATTCAAACATTTATTGACAATGGGTTAGATTTATCTAGTTTTAAATTTATGAGTGATTATGATAAAGAAAACTTTTTTATGATGTACACTGATCTGTTTGAATCTATGATGAAAGATGACGATGACTATAACTTCAAAATAACTGAAGAGAAAGATTTGTTCATAACTTTAAATCAAGAAGAAATGTTTATATATGTCACAGATGATTATCAGACTTTAAGGTGTGATTTGTGTGGCGAATATTATGACAAAAATAATACAAATCAAATTTTATTATTATCTATTCTTTTTCTTACTGTAAAAGAATTAAAAGCGATGATAGATTTATTCGCTGGAGAAATAATAAAAAATATGGAAAACAGAAAGTCTGGAAAGTTTACTAAACTGCCAAAATCTTTCTCAGGTAAAGCAAATTATCTATCCTCCAAACAGGAAAGTATAATGGAAGACATCAAAAAAGCAAGAGATAAGGTAACTATAAAGGAGATAAAATGATGACTGTAATGGTATCTGGTGGGTTTGATCCCATACATGGAGGACATGTTCAAATGATTCGCGATGCAGCAAATCACGGTGACGTGATAGTGGTTGCAAATTCAGATGAATGGCTCATGAGGAAGAAAGGGTATGTATTTATGTCCTTTGAAGAGCGAGCAAAAATTCTTAGAGAAATCAAAGGTGTAATTTTGGTTGCAGCGGTAGACGATTCAGACGATACTGTATGTAATGCAATCCGAATGATTCGCCCTGATTACTTTGCCAATGGCGGAGATAGAGGTAAGTCTAATACTCCAGAGCAAGATGTTTGCGAAGAACTGGGAATTAAAATGCTGTGGGGAATAGGAGGAGATTACAAATTCAATTCTTCTTCAGATTTGGCAAAAAAGTTGGTAAAAAATTACCCTCAATAGGATTTTTAACTATTTGAACAATACTTACTACTGTGATTATGAAATTGTCATTTCATGAAAACTCTCCACTCTCAAAAATTTTAAGAGAAGATATTCGTATCTTCTCTTTTTTTTGTGCATATGCGACTATTTATTTTGAAATGAGGGTTAGGTATGAACAATAAATGGAGAGACTTCTTAATTGACGAAGAGGCAAAATATGAATATGATCCGAATCTATCGCTCATATCTGAAAACGATTTTGAGGATCTTGAAGACTATTCTCAGGTTTTAAATGAGGCTGAAGATCTTCTTGACGAAAAGAAGAGAAAAAAGAAGAAAAAAAAGAAAAAGAAGAAGGGCAAGAAGGATGCTTGCTATCACAAGGTACGTTCTCGATATGATGTGTGGCCGAGTGCTTATGCTTCTGGTGCTCTTGTTAAGTGTCGTAAGGTTGGTGCAAAGAACTGGGGTAACTCTAAGAAAACTAATGAAGAGTTAGAACTAGATGAAGATATACTAGAAGAAATCGAGTCTGAAGAAACATTAGATGAGAAAAAGCGCAAATTATCCTCTAAGCCATCATCAGAGAAATCTCTTAAGGATTGGTTTGGGAGAAAAGGAGCCAAAGGCTCTAAAGGTGGATGGGTAGACTGCAACGCACCAGATGGTAAAGGCGGATACAAATCCTGCGGAAGAGGTTCTGGAGAAAAAAGAAAGAAGTATCCTGCATGTCGCCCAACCCCCGGCGCATGTAAAAAAATGAAAGGCTCAAAAGGTAAGTCTTGGGGCAAAAAAGGATCAAAGAAAAAATGAAAATCACTAAACAAAGATTAAAAGCAATCATTTTAGAGGAGACTAAAATTGCTCTCTTGTCGGAAGGATTGAAACACCACATTGATTCTAGAACACCTCTTACAGATAATATTTATCGTGTAGGATCTGATTCTTATTTCGAAGTGATATCTGAAGCCAGAAAGGCTTATAATGAAGGAATTTATACCCCTCTCAACGAGGAAGAGAAAGAACTTCTAGAATCTGATTTAGGAGTTTGGGCTGAATTTAAAGGCGAAAAGGTACCTCTTGATTTTCCTATGTACACAGAGACACTTGAGGAAGCAAAGAAGAAAAAGAAGAAAGATCCACCAATCGGAAAGCCAATGAAAGGTTCTGGCGGAAAGAAGTACCAAGTCTATGTTCGCAGTAAAAAGACTGGACGTATCAAAAAGATTTCCTATGGTGATTCAAAAGGTGGACTTAAAGGCAACTGGAACAGCGCTGAGGCTCGCAAGTCATTTGCTTCACGTCATAACTGCGCAGAAAAGAAAGATCGCACTAAAGCCGGATATTGGGCTTGTAGAGCACATAAAGATTTTGGGACAAATGTTCCCGGAAGATTCTGGTAATGAGCGATTTTCCATTCAAACAAGTCAAAATAAAAGAAAATATAGTTCATAGAACGTTCAAAATGAGCGTAGATACATCTGAACTAGTTTGGCACATGGATAGAGAGGATAGAATGGTAAAAGTCCTTGAAGGGCATTCTTGGTACCTTCAGATGGATAACGAATTACCAACGAAATTAATTGAAGGAAAGAGATATTTTATTCCCAAAATGTCTTTTCATAGGATAATTAAAGGTACAAGCAATCTGATTTTAGAAATACAGATGCTAACATAAAGGAGTCCTTATGGCGAAGAAAACATATGTGATTGATACAAGCGTATTCTTAAGTGATTTTAGTTGTATCAACAAATTTGATAACAATGATATTGTTATCCCATTGAAAGTATTGGAAGAGGTTGACAAACATAAAAAGCGACAAGATTCTGTAGGTTCGAATGCTCGTTCCTTCATCAGAATCTTAGATAGTTTACGAGAAAAAGGATCTTTACAAAAAGGCGTCAGGATCGATAAAGGGAAAGGAGTTGTTTCTGTCGTTTCTTACGATAATGTAACAGAGAAACTTCCTAGAGATTTGACATCTGGAATTGCAGATCATATGATTTTAGAGACTGCAATGACAGTCAAGGCAAATAGCGCTAAGTCTAGAAAGGTGATCTTAGTCTCTAGAGACATAAACTTGAGAGTTATTGCTGATGCCGTTGGGATGCTATCACAAGATTATCTTGTTTCTCAAGTAGTCACCGATACAGATAAATTATATTCAGGTATGGCTACTGTATTGGTTGATGATGAGTTGATAGATCAGTTTTATTCAGGAGAAAATATATTTATTACGAAAGAGTTCGCTGCTGAGCAGAAAGTTGCACTTTATCCAAATATATTCTTAATGCTTGTTTCCTCCTATAATGAGAAGAAAACTGCATTGTGCAGGTATTATAATTGTAATGAGCCAGTTGATAAGCTGCTAGATTACAAAAATAGCCTAAACTGGGGAGTTTACCCTAGAAACAAAGAACAGACATTTGCATTTGACTTATTGATGGATCCAGATATCCATCTTGTGACTCTCACAGGACAAGCAGGATCTGGAAAGACTTTGTGTGCAATCGCGGCTGGGATGGAACAGTGTGTCACATTTGGTAAAATGTTTAATAACAAACTGGACACAAAGCACAAAATGGAATTATCAAAGAAGTATTATCCGATTGAGGATGAGGAAGAAGGCGTCGCCTTTAATAAGATGGTAGTCTCCCGTCCCGTCCAGCCAATGGGGAAAGATATTGGATTCTTACCCGGAACTATGGAAGAGAAAATGTTGCCTTGGCTCAAGCCAATACAAGATAACATCCAATTCATTGTAGGTAACGATAAAATCATTATGGAACAACTTATGGAATCTGGAGCGATTGAACTAGAGGCACTCACGTATATCAGGGGTAGATCGATATCTAATTCATTTATTATCGTAGATGAGGCTCAGAATCTCACAGCGCACGAAGTCAAGACTATTATCACTAGAGCAGGAGAGGGTACTAAGGTAGTCCTGACAGGTGATATTGAGCAGATTGACAATGTGTACACGAACGAGACTTCTAACGGACTCACATATGCTATTGAGAAGTTTAAAGACTCAGTTATTGCTGGGCACGTATCATTTAAGAAAGGTGAGAGATCTAGACTCGCCACGGAAGCCGCAAAGCGTTTGTAAAGAAAAATCGATTTCTTTTACATAATAATAAAAATATGTAAAAATATTGAATAAACCTTTACATATAAACGTATAAACAGTATACACTGGAGGCAAAAGTGGAAACTGTCAAAGAAATTCTTATCAATTACGTTGGTGATAAACTAAATCCTGAAAATGGAGATGTTACTGTCGAGCACATCGTAGAAGTTATGGCAGAAGAGTTTCCTGATTTTCTGCTCTTGGTAGCAGAAGAGAATTGGATTCGTGGTTACGAACAGGCTTTAAATGATGTTGAAGAAGGAGAAAGACTTGTCAAGAAACAGAAAGAACTTAACGAAGTTACTGCAACAGTCGCAGAATAAGATTCTTTCTGAAAAGAAAAGATTTTATTTTAACAGAGGTATCGAGTTTATTCTAGATAAGCCTCTTAAAAGCAATATTGATATTGAAAAAGTTATGGGCTTGTTACGAACTAACTTGCCCATTTCGTCGTATACTGGAATTAATAATGTTTATTTTGGGGATTTTGATATACTCAAGAAGAGATCATTGACAGCCTTACACCACAAAAACAACATATATGTTTCCTCAGAAGAGTTAACCAGTGAAGAAGAAATACTTGATGATTTAGTTCATGAATTTGCTCATAGGTTTGAAGAAAACAATTCTGAGCCAATATATGAAGACGGCAAAATTATCAATGAATATCTAGGCAAGATGAATCGATTACACGATAGGATAACTCAGGAATATAATTTAGATGATTATGATTTGTCATATTTTGACTTCATTAACACCGAATTTGATCCAAAGTTAGATAAGTTTTTGTACAAAGTGGTTGGCTATGAGAAAATAAGAAATTTAGTACCCAATCTTTTTATACGTCCGTATGCTGCAACATCAGTTCGAGAGTATTTCGCTACAGGCTTTGAAGATTATTACCTAGAAGGTGGACTAAAACTTAAGAGTATTTCGCCAATATTACACTCTAGGATTGAACTTCTAGAAAAGAATACAGATTTCAAAATTAACTAAGGAGAAAATATGAAACAGATTATTATAGACAAAAACGAAAAAGACAATAAATTGATTGTCAATGTTAAACTACCAGAAAGAAAATACGCTAGAGATCCAATACAACAATTTAGTAATTCAGAATTACTAGAGTACCTTAAAACAGAAGGAATATTATTATCAGATTATGAACTCAAAGAACACCCTAAGCATGACTTATCCTCTTACAGTACAAAAGGTTTGTCACCAAAACTAGAGGGAACTTGGGTATTTAATAAAATTGATGAAGAAAAAGTGAATAAATCTGATTCTCAAACGTATAAAAAGAGAAGAACAAAAAAATCGGGGGATTAATGACTAATAAATATATTTCTTTTTCACAACTTAAAAACTGGGCTAAATGTCCGTTTTATCACAAACTGTCAAATATTGACAAAGTAGATGGTGCTTTTTCTGGAAACATCTACACTGCTTTTGGATCTGCGCTGCATGAGACAATCGAAAAGCATTTAGAAAACCAAATAAATGAAGCAGAATTGAAAGACTATTTTGGCATAGCGTTTGGGAAAGAAAGAGGATTATTAGTCGAAGAAATAAAAGACAATCATTTCGATCAGTTTAAAACTCAAGGAGAAAATTTGGTAGAAAAATATAAAGCAAAACTTGATTCGTATTTTGGCAATGATTATGAAATTGTAAAGTGTGAAGAAGAGATATTCGAGGATGTACCAGAGTACAAAGGTAATCCTTTTAAGTTTAAAGGCTTTATTGACTTGGTTGTTAAAAAAGGCGACACTTATCATATCTTAGATTGGAAATCCTGCTCATGGGGATGGGACGCCAAGAAAAGATCAGATAAGATGATCGTCTATCAATTAATTTTTTATAAACATTATTACGCTATAAAACATGGTATCGATCCTAAAAACATTGAATGCCATTTTGGACTTTTGAAGCGTACTGCTAAGAAAAACGAAGTAGAGTTGTTCAAGGTAACTTCAGGCAAGAGAAGAACAGAAAATGCAATGCAGTTATTGACTAGAGCACTTTACAATATCGATAATCGTGTTTATATTAAGAACAGGCTTTCTTGTACTTATTGTGAGTTCAAGGGAACCAAACATTGTCCGTAACAAAAGGAGAAGAAATGTCGGAAAAAAGAATTAAAGTTTTGACTATCTCCGATCACCCATTATCGCCATCGGGTGTCGGAACTCAAACAAAATATATTATAGAAGCCCTGCTTAAGTCTGATAAGTTTGATATAATCAGTCTTGGTGGGGCAATACAGCATCCGGATCACAAGCCACAGATCACGGAAGAATGGCAAGAAAGATGGAAGATCTTTCCAGTAGATGGCTATGGATCGCAAGATATCGTGAGATCAATAATCAGGAATGAACGTCCTGATATTTTGTATTTTATGACTGATCCTCGTTTTTATGGTTGGCTATGGGAAATAGAAGCGGAGATACGCTCTTTGATTCCTATGGTTTATTATCATGTGTGGGACAATTACCCATATCCAAAATATAACCAGAAGTTTTATGAATCTAATGACTTCATTGCGACTATATCAAAAGTTACAAGTGATATTGTGCAAAATGTTGCACCTGATGTAAAAGAATTGTATGTACCTCATGCAGTAGATTCAGAATTTTTCAAACCTCTACCTACAGAACAGGTTTCCAACTTCAGAGAGGTTTTTGACAAAGAACACGGAACAAAAGGAAAGTTTTTGTTTTTCTGGAATAATCGAAATGCTAGGCGAAAGCAAAGCGGATCTTTGTTATTTTGGTTCAAAGATTTTTTGGATGAAGTTGGGCACGATAAGGCTTCGTTGATTATGCACACAAATCCTGTGGATCCATATGGGCAAGATCTTAATGCAATCATCAAAGAGTTGAATATCAATAAAGGACAGGTTTTGTTTTCTACCCAAAAAGTTGGAATGGACAAACTTGCCATGTTCTACAACTTGGCTGATTGCACAGTGAATATTTCAGATGCTGAGGGTTTCGGACTAGCAACTCTAGAGTCTCTTTCCTGCGGTACACCTATTATAGTCAATATG